CTTATTTGTCCCCAGCGGGCGACATAGTAACCGCAATGAAATCAACAACTTAGAATAGCAATGAAATCAACAACTTACCCGGTGAAGTAAAATGAAGTTGAAAGCGGCCATACGAAAATGGAAGAGCAGAGATAGTTATAAAAACCAATCTGAAATTCATTGGTTTGTCTGGTTGATTGAAAATCCAAAAAGTCCTATCAGTTTGACAGGTGCAATTGATCTTTATAACCATGACATTATTCACATCCTGTTGGATCGTGGAATGTTGAATAGAGATGAAGCTTTGGTTATTGGATTTACCATGGGTAATAGTGAAACGACCAGTTCCTGGGTCCGATGGTTGTTTGAGTTTTGTGCAAGACATTTGTATCCGGTAAGTTATCGTTTCAATGAACGTGACTTATTAGAATTTGAGAAGGGGTTTGCCTATGGATACTCAAGACCTAAAAGGAATATTCATATTGAAAATTTTGTTACTTCAAAACATGTAGGTTCTATCAGACGCGAATGGTCAATTAAGACTTCAGAAGTCTTATAAATAATATTACTACAACTACATTTTTTGAACGAGATATATGATAACTTTTAAAGAAGCACTAGGCATTCCAAAAACCAACGATGATGGATATTCAGATGTTGATGAAGATCAGACTGATATAGACATCATACTTCTTACGGGTGCAAAAACCGAAGATCCTGAATTGGTTGTTGGACATTTTTTAAAGACAGCTAAGAAACTAAAACAGACTGCAAATAAAGTTGTTGTTGGTGAAGCGTGGGTTGCAGATTACGATATGGAATTGCAGACCATGAAGATAATGAACCATGAGGGTACTGGTAAAAGTCTGGATGTTCAATGTGATCGTACTATTGTTATTGTAAGAGCTGGTGCATTCATGGGTGAAAATTCAGAGATAGGTAAAGCACTTTTACAATCATTTCAGGAGTCTGGTTGTTTCATGGTAAATGACCTGAACTCAGTCGTGGTTTGTGATAATAAGTTTTCTGCCTACATTACGTTCTCTCGGAATAATATTCCTATTCCAAAGACGGCATTGATTCCAACTGATAAGGCATTGGACAATGCACACAAAAGAGTAGGTGGTAAATTTCCAATAGTTATAAAGACTCTATCTGGTACACAGGGCATTGGTGTTTCGATAGTTAATGATATGCAATCAATGGTTTCTGTTATTCAATCATTGAGAAAATTTCAGGCAGACCTTTTGATTCAAGAATATCTGGAGTTGGAATTTGATGTACGAACTCTGGTACTCGGTGGAAGGATTCTTGCATCAACAAGAAGGAATCGTGTTACGGGTGACTTTCGTTCTAATGCACATTTGGGTGCAACGACAGAACCATATGAACTTAGTGACAAGGAACAAGAAGTTATTAAACAAGCTGCACGAGCAGTTGGTGGAACTTTAGTTGGTGTCGATCATTGTATCATTGATGGAGTCATTTCTATTTTGGAATGTAATGGTTCACCTGGGATAGCTGCAAACTATCACAACTATGATATTACTAAAGTACCACAGAAATTAAAAAAGATTGAAAGTAACAACGACATCTTTGAAACTATCATAGAGTATTTAAGGTGGCCTTCAAACAGAACTCTATCATCCTTTACTGAATGTGGTTGGATGGAACAAATCACAGTAAAGGGTTGTGGAAAATTTGTTGCCAAGATGGATACTGGTAATGGATCAAATGCATCTTTGAAAAAAGTTGACAAGGTAGAAGTCAAAGGTAAAGCAGTTAAGTGGGAATTAAACGGACATAAATATGTAGATAAATTAGTTGATTGGTCACACCCGATGCACGCAGATGCTGAACCTGCATCAAAGCGACCGATTATTTTTGTTGAAATAGAATTTAATAACAAGACATACAAGAATGTCCCAATAGGTTTGACTACAGAAGCTATGAGTGAGTTTCTTGCAAGTAGAGATTTGCTAACTCTTTTAAAAGTATCTGTTAATTCAAATAGACGATTTGTTTTATCTGATTGGAAACCCCATACACATAAAACATAATGTTAACCAATAAAAGGAGAAATAAATTGAAAACATTTGATGAATTTGCAGAAGGTATAAAAAAATGGAAGGATATGAAAGATCCTAAAGTAAAACGAGAGGCAGGTCATATGCTGAAAGCTTTAGATGTTGGAGAAGTCTTGGGTTACAGTTTGGAGCATGGTGAATTTTCTATTTTTGATGATGATAAAGAATGGTCAGATGCACAGAAGGGTTCTAAAGGCAGAGCTATGAAATGGATTAAAGTTGAATCTTGGGTTCGTGAGATGGAAGGTTTGGATGAAGCATTTCAAAAGGGATTTGATTTTAAAGCAGCTGTCAAGATTGGTATGTTACAGAAGGATGATGAAAAACCTATCCTGTCAATGAAAAAGAAAGGTTGGGAAATTGAAGAATTTATTTTAACTAGTAAGGGGTTTGAACTTACTATGAAAAACAAGTCTGGGAAAGAAAAAGAATTTATTGATAAGCGTCCTGACTATGTTTTGAAACAGGCGGACAAAAAATTAAGGTAGGAGGGTGAAATGAAACTTACAGATCATTTTAATTCAAAAGAATTTGATTGTCAATGTGGTTGTGGTACAGGTGAGATCAGTTCTGATTTGGTAAACAAATTAGAAAAGGTCCGAGTTACGCATGGACATTCAATGAGAATAAATAGTGGGATCCGATGCTTGGATCATAATCGGTCTATTGGGAGTAGTGATACTTCTTCACATATAACAGGTCTAGCTGCAGATGTAGGATGTACTGATATGGCTTCTAGGATGAACTTGATTATGTTATTTGGAAAGTACTTTAAAAGGATGGGAGTACACAAAGATTTTATTCATGTCGATGTTGATTATGATAAACCAGAAGGTATATTTGTTTATTAGTATTATAAATATATAGGAGTAATATTATGGCTCAACAAGTTATTAAAAACAAGAGAGATAAAATAAAGCATGTGACTTCAATTGGCCATTCAGTACGAAGCATGCCAAAAAACAAGAAGAAAAGAATAAGCTGGAAAAAGTATAGAGGACAAGGTAAAAGAAGATAGTTGAAACAATTAATTGAACGACTCTACATAACCATAATAACAAATTTTTAAAACCGATACAAGCTAAAACATATGGCAATTTATACTAAAGCATTAAAGACAAATACTAGAACATGGAGTGATTTGGATTTGGATTTTACTAAGCATCCTGTAACTAAAGATGTGTCCATCAAACGAGATGTTGAAGCCATTAAAAGATCCGTAAGAAATTTGATAATGACTAATCCATTTGAGAGGCCATTCCACCCAGAGATTGGGAGTGGGATTACTGGATTATTATTTGACTTGGTTTCACCAACAACAGCAGCTGTTCTTCAATCAGAGATACGACAAGTACTAAACAATTTTGAACCCAGAGCAAGATTAATAGATATTGGTGTGTTAGGAGATATTGATAAAAACGGATACTATATACGAATCAAGTTTGAACCGATCAATGTCCCTACTCCTGTAACCTTAGAATTTTTCTTAGAGAGATTACGATAAATGGCAAGTAATAAATTAACAATTACAGATTTAGAATTTGATACTATTAAATCAAATTTAAAAACATATTTAAAAGCACAGGATACGTTTTCTGATTATGATTTTGAAGGTGGTGGTATGAGTGTGCTTATAGATTTACTTGCATACAATACTCATTACATGGGTTACTATGCAAACATGCTTGGTAATGAAATGTTTTTGGATTCTTCTGCTCTCCGTGAATCTGTAATATCTCATGCAAAACATCTTAACGTAATTCCAATATCTGCTAAATGTGCAACAGCATATTTAAATTTTACTTTTACTCCAAGTGGTTCACCAACGTCATTGACGATTGAAAAAAATACAAAATTTACTTCAAGTATTGATGGAATAAGTTATACGTTTGCTACAACAAAATCAACAACTATATTACCAATTGCATCAACTTATACAACTACTAATGTTGAAGTTAAAGAAGGAAAGATTCTTACTAAACAATATACAGTTGATTCTACTAATACAACTCAACGATTTCTTATTCCAAATACAAATGTTGATACATCAACCATTGTTATTACAGTACAGAACTCAGCATCTGATACTACAGTGGCTACATACACAGATGGAAATTCTTTAGATGTTACAACAATAACATCCAATCAGAAAGTTTATTTCTTGCAAGAAGTCGAAGATAAAAAATATGAATTAATTTTTGGTGATGGTGCTGTCGGTAAACAATTATCAGATGGGAATATTATTTTCATAGAGTATATGGTAACAAAAGGTACCATCGCAAATAAAGCAAGTGCATTTACTGCTAGTGGAACTGTTGCAGGTTTATCATCTGCTGATTATACATTGACTACAGCAACAGATGCAATAGGTGGTGCAGAGATTCAGACAATTACATCATTGAAACATCTTGCACCAAAATTATATCAAGCACAAAAACGAGCAACAACTAAAGATGATTATAAAGCAATCTTGTTATCTGAAAGAGCTGACATAGAATCAATAACAGTTTATGGTGGAGAAGATGCAAGTCCAGCAGTATATGGAAAGGTTTACATAGCAGTTAAACCGACAGGGAATACATCTTTTAGTGCTGCTACTAAAGATGCAATTAAAACTACTATTTTGAAAAAGACAAATGTTGTGACTGTAATACCAGAGATTGTTGATCCTATTTTTTATTATCTCTTAATTGATGCAACTGTCAATTATGATCCTGTTACTTTGTTAACAGATTCTACAACTTTGAAAACAAATATCAGTACGTCAGTTAAAAATTATATTCAGGATAGTTTGGAAAAATTTGACCAGAAGTTTAGATATTCAGTATTGACTTCTACAATAGATAATACTAATAGTTCGATAAGAAATAGTAAGACAGTTATTAAGTATCAAATGAGAATTGCACCGACAACATTAGAAGTAGCTGCAACATATACTATGGAATTTAGTAATGCTATTACTAAAGGATCTTTAACAAGTACGGCATTTACTGCGAGTGATGGATATACATATACATTAATTGATGATAGTCTTGGTATTGTTAAGTTGGTAAGGTCAACTTATACTAGTGCAACAGATAGTGCTGCTGTTGATATTCCAACAGTATATATGACTCTTTTAGATGGTTCACAGAATCTTGGTACTATAGATTATGATACTGGTAAAATTATTTTAAATAGTTTTACTCCATATTCAATAACTGATGGAAAGACGTATATTAAAATGACAGTAACACCAAAAATTAATAATTCAGATATTATACCATTACGAGAACAAGTTATAACTTACGATTCTTTTGATACAGCAGCTATTGCAATTACAATGGTTGCAGAAACAATAGTCTAATATGGCAAGTAATCCAAACACCCCAATACATCCTTCGTTTGATGAACGAATATCAGTTCTTGTAGAAGGACAGTTACCAGATTTTGTTAAACAAGATCACGCTACGTTTGTAGCATTTATGAAAGCTTACTATGAGTATCTTGAACAGGTTGGTAAACCTTATGAGATTATTGGTAGTTTAGATAATTATTTTAATATTGATAAGACAGTAGATGATTTCTTACAATATTTCAAAACACAATTTGCTGAAGATATTCCAGAGGCTGTATTTGCTAATTCAAATAAACCTCATGTAATAAAACGGCTCCGTGATTTCTATCGTTCTAAAGGTAGTGAGAAATCTTTCCAGTTTTTATTTCGTTTATTGTATCAAGAAGAAATTGAATTTTATTATCCATCTGTTGATATGCTTCGTGTATCAGACGGCAGGTATACTAAAGATAAAATTCTAAGATGTATTGATACTAGTGGTAGTTCATCTATATTTGATTTTACTGGACAAGAAATTACTGGTGGAACTTCTGGTACAAAAGGGATTGTTGAGTTGGTTCTTAAAGAACAGATTGGTGCTTTTGAAGTATCCACAATTTATCTTTCTAAAGTTGTTGGAACATTTTTAGCAAATGAAACTGTTACAGACGGAACAAATACGTTTACTCTGGATAGTATGGTAACTGGTTATACTATGACGAATCCTGGCAATGGTTATAGTGTAGATGATAATGTTACAGTAACGGGTGGTGGAGCAGGAGCTGTTGGAGCACAACTCTTAGTTGAATCTTTATCTACAGGAAGTATTACAATAGCAAATATTGTTGCAGCTGGAAGTGGATATGTTGTTGGTGATAAACTAACAATAGATAATACAAATAAATTAGAAATTGATGGAAGGACTTGTAGTTTACTTGTTAAGACAGTAAATGGTTCTGGTGGAATTACTGCGTTGGAGTTTGAGAATAATGGTTTGGGTTACAAATCATTACCAACTGTTTCAGGAGGAGGAAGTGGAACAGGAGTAAGCATCACATTAAATGGTAGTGGTATTGGTGGAATTAAAACACTTCAGCTAAGACAAAATGGTTTTCATTATCAGTCAGTACCTCTTCTTGATTTTTCTAATATTGGTGATGGAACAGCAAAAGGTACTGCAATAATTAGTGGTTATGAAAATGAACATCAAGCTCGATGGCTTGGTGATGATGGATTTTTATCAGCCGCAAATTATATTCAAGATAGTAGATATTACCAAGCATTTTCTTATGAAATTAAAGCTGGTAATACAATTGACAAGTGGAGAGATTATGTTAAACGAGTAGTGCATCCTTCTGGACTTGCATTGTTTGGTAGAACATTAATTACTGGATTGCTTGAAACAGGAATAAATCTTTCTATTCCTCCACGACACAAATATCCTTGGACAATTATTTGGCATGATGGAGATATTGAGCCACCAATACGACTCAATCTACAATTACAGCAGACAAATCCAGAATGGCCAGATGGAGGTCCGTGGCCACACAATGGACAAGCTTTTGGTTCACAGATGGGACCCGGACATTCTGATTGGCATATTGTTGAAATAGATTTACCGATTTTTATATTAAGCATAACAGATTCAGATGATTGGTTGTTTGTTCATCAATCAATGCTTTTAGAAGCAGATTGGGGATTGCTTACAGATAATATAAATGCCACAGTCGGTTCAGCATATTGGGAAGATTGGGGTCAGAGTTCAGCTGGAGTTGAGGGTGCATTACAATTGGGACCTTTGCGTAGACAACTAGATCGACAGAAATTCAATAAACAGGGTGGGTTTAGTAAAGATACTGATGATAATACAGGTGAGCATCTGGGTGGTGGTTATCGTTTAGAACATTTTAAGGATGAAATGATAGCAAGATATATTACAACTCAGAACGAAAAAACAAGAATTGTGATGAATAGTCATATAACTAAAGTATAAATACGTTATAAATATTATAAATATAAGAAATTAAACAAGAGGATTTGAGTTATGCCAGCAATTATAACAAACGCATTTAGAACCTATAACGCAGATAATTTTATTGGTTCGTTTTCAACTAATAAAATGTATCTAATGATTGGTAAGGCTAATAGTTGGTCTGGCGCAAGTCTAGGTCAATATACAGAAGCTTCACCATCCGATACTGCAATTCCAACACCGATTGATACAACAGTCGGACCTTTCATTCATCATAATGATATGATAGCTGCTAAACTTATTAGTGTGTCTGATGTATCGCATGTTGTTAAAAGAACTGATTGGACATCAGGAACTGTTTATACAGAATACAATCATCTTCAAGATGACCAGATTGACCAAACATTTTTTATAATGACAGATCAATATAATGTTTATAAGTGTATTAGTAATTATGGTGGAGCTGCTTCTACAGTTAAACCAACAGGACAAACTTCTTCTATTATTGAAACATCTGATAATTACCGTTGGAAATTTATGTATGAAGTTCAACAAGCAGATGTTCTAAAATATGTAACTACAGATTGGATTCCGATAAAATATTTATCGTCTGATGATGGTACATCACAATGGGATGTACAACAAGCAGCTGTCGATGGAGCATTAGAACATATAGATGTAACGGCTGGTGGAACTGGATATATTAATACGAATACAGGTACTGCTCAAACAGGCAGTATTGCGACAACTATTATATTAGCAGCTACAGCATCTGCAACAGATGATATCTATAATAGTATGACAGTTTATATTTCTTCTGGAACTGGAAGTGGACAGATAAAAGTAATTACAGATTATGTTGGTTCTACAAAAACTGCAACTGTTTCTACATGGACAACGATTCCAGATACTACAAGTGTGTATGAAGTAATGCCGGCAATTGCTATTACAACAACAGAAGGTTCTAGTGCAGCCGCAAGAGTTTCTAGTGTGGTCGGTGGTATTATTAAAAAGGTATCAATGACAAATGTTGGAACTCTTTATCGTTCTGGCACGGCAGTCCTTACTGGTGGTGGTGGAACAGGATGTACACTTGAACCACGAATCGGCCCTAAAGGTGGACATGGTAAAAATGCAAAGACAGAACTTGGTGGTGCATATGTAATGATTAATATTCGTTTGGTTGGAACAGAAGGTGGTGACTTCACAGTAGGAGATGATTTTAGAAAAGTAATATTAATTGCAAATCCAAACGCAAGTGGTGCAGCCGCAACATCAACTACATATACAGGTGCCGAGTTAGATGATGATAGTGGAGAACAAATTTATGTAGAGTTTCGAGCTCCAATCAATCGTGCATCTGACCAAACTGAGGATGTCAAGCTAGTAGTTGAATTTTAATAAAGGTAATAATACATGGCGACCAATATAAATTTAAATCTTAATCAGAGTCCTTACTTTGATGATTATGATGAAACTAAAGATTTTCATCAAGTCCTCTATAAACCTGCTGTAGCTGTACAGGCAAGAGAGCTTACTCAAGAACAAACAATATTAAGAAACCAACTCAAACGATTTGGCGATCATATATTTGCAAATGGTAGTCGAGTGGTGGACGGTAGTTTACACATTGATACAGGATATGATTATGTAAAGTTGCAAGCTACTTATAATGGTGTTGCTATTACATCTGCTAATTTACAAGGTAAATTAATAATTGGTAGTCAAACTGGAACAACGGCAAGAGTTGTTAATACTTCAGCTGTTGATGCAACAACTGGTAATCCAGATACTATATGGGTTAAGTATCTTACAGGTGGTGGTGTTACTCAAAAGGTTCAGGGTATTACTGTAACTAATGCAGGAACAGGATATACTTCTACACCAACTGTTACTATTACAGGTGGTGGTGGAAGTGGAGCACAAGCCACAGCTGTGGTTGGTACTGGTGGTGCTTATGCACAGACTGTTATTGGTGTTAATGTAACAAATAAAGGTTCAGGATATACAACGACCCCAAGTGTAACAATTACCGGTGGTGGTGGTTCTTCTGCTACTTGTACTGCTACTGTTAATACGGCAGCAGTTTTTAATTCAGGAGAAAGACTTGTGGCATCAGATTTTTCATCTGCTGTATTGGCTGCATCATCATCTGCAACAGGTAAAGGTGCCGCCGTTTCTAATGATGCAGGTTATTATTATTTTAATGGAAATTTTATACGAGTTGCAGCTGGAACAGTCATATTAGATAACTATACAAATACTCCATCATATAGAATTGGTTTTCAGGTTAATGCTGCTGTTGTTGATTCTGGTGATGATACGACATTATTAGATAATGCACAGGGAGCATATAACTATGCAGCACCTGGCGCAGATAGATTAAAATATACTTTAACACTTACCAAGAAAACGACATCATCTGAAGATGATATAGATTTTATAGAAATTACTAGATTGGTAAATGGTGTTAAGCATGCTGATAATCCATATCCAATTTATTCTGTATTGGAAGAAACATTTGCACGAAGAACATTTGATGAATCTGGAAGTTATACAGTAAGACATTTTGCACTTGAAAAGAAATATCATTCATCAGATGCAACTAAATGGACTGCAAGATTAGATCCGGGTAAAGCATATATTTATGGACATGAATTTGAAACATTAATTTCAACTGATGTTACTGTTGACCGAGCTAGAGATTATAAGAATGTAAATAATTTTGATCGTTTGATGCAGTATGGTAATTATGCAGTTGTTAGTAGTTTAACTGGATTGTACAATGTAACAACTCTTGCTACTGTTGATTTACATAATGTAGCTCATGCAAGTTTGACATTAACAAATTCTACTACTTATGAATCAACAAAAGTTGGTACGGCAAAAGTTCGACAGCTAACACAGACTACATATAGTGGTCCTCATAAAATGTATCTTTACGATGTTACTATGTCGGCTGGAGATTTTGGTGCTGTTGAAAGTATCATCATTCCAGAGTCACCTTTGTCTGGTGCAATCGCAATTACTTCAAAATGTAATATTGATAACACGGGTAAAGTAGGTGGAGTTAGTGGTGGTGATGCAAAATTATTTGAAACTGATTTTAATTCATTAGTATTTAAATTACCTCAAGATACGATTAAAACAATCCGTGATGATGCTAGTGCTATTGATACTAGTTACACAATCCAAAGAACATTTGCTAATGTTACAATTAGTTCTGGTACTTGTACTTTAACGTCTGGTGGAAGCAATGAAACATTTTATGGAACTGGTGTATTGAGTGGTTCAGTAGTTGGTCAACATTATCATGCACAAGATGCGGCGGGTACTATTGTCAATCTTAATACAAGTTCTCCTGCACAAG